ATGATTTAGATTATATGGATGCCGTCGTCCACTATTGTGAAAAGAATAACATCGAGATTGAAGCAGCCGCGAGTATTATTCGTAATAATATTCGAATCAAGGCAAAGCTTCAGGACGAAGCAGAAGGACTTAACTTCATGCCAAAGCGAGCTAAGCTGCCAATATGACTCCATTCGAGAGCTATACCACCTTTCTCGCCCTTAAAAATCACTTCACAACAGATAGCTACGACTACATCAAATACAATGGCAAGATAGGCGCAAAGCCTTCGAGCTTCGACGTGCGTAAGGATAAGTATCAATTCTACAAGCTGTCGAAACACAAGGATCCTCTGAAATATCTGGTCGCCAACTTTATCGACGGCGATCTGAAATGGATCGGCGATTTGTTCGATGATGACTCAGAAAAAGTATACAACGAATGGTTGAAGAGACAACAGTCTCTTTCTTATATCTTTGAAGAAGATGTAAAAAAGCTATGTACAAATTTCAATGATTGTGTTATTGTAAAGAATGGGCAACATCCCTTTCTACTCAAAAAATATCTTCGTCGCGAAATTTCAATCGAGACGGTGATTATCCTCAATGATATCTTCGGGTTCTTCGGTCATTGGAACAAGAAGATTGAGGATGGTGTCCTATGGCCCAGCATCCACAAGAAGCTGCTGAAGTATAAGCCTTTCTTTCATTATGATGCATTTAAATGCAGAAAAATTGTCAAGGAAGTCTTTACATCATGATAAATACAATTGCAGTTCGCTGCAATCGAAATATATCGAAACATACCGTAAAAAACCGACATATAGGAGATTAATTATGTCATTTGCAGACCTTAAGCGTTCTTCCAATTCCTCGTTCGAGAAACTTACGAAAGAACTTGCTAAACAAAATACCACATATACAGATCCCGATGAGGGCAAATATTGGAAGCATACAGTCGATAAGGCTGGTAACGGCTACGCTGTCATTCGCTTCCTTCCTGCACCGAAGGGCGAAGATATTCCCTTCGTTCGCATCTGGGACCACGGTTTTCAGGGTCCAACCGGACTTTGGTATATCGAGCGGTCGTTAACGACTCTCGGTAAAGACGATCCCGTATCAGAATATAACAGCGTTCTTTGGAACACTGGTCTTGACTCTGATAAGGAGATCGCGCGCAAGCAGAAGCGTCGTCTGGCATATCACAGCAACATCTATGTTGTGAAGGATCCAGGCAATCCTGCAAACGAAGGCAAAGTCTTCTTGTACAAATATGGCAAGAAGATCTTCGATAAGCTGAACGATCTGATGAACCCAGGTTTTGAGGACGAGAAGCCAGTAAATCCTTTCGATCTTTGGGCAGGTGCTAACTTCAAGCTCAAAATTCGTAAGGTTGAGGGTTACCCCAACTACGATAAGTCTGAATTCGATACTCCCGCACCACTGTTCGATGATGACAGTGAGCTTGAGCGGATCTACAACGAGGAGCGTTCGCTCACTGAAATTGTAGATCCGAAGCAGTTCAAGTCTTATGAAGATCTCAAGACTCGTTTGAATACAGTCCTTGCACTCTCTGCGGAGCCTGCAAAGATTCGTGGTGTTGATATGGATGAAAATGAATATCGTGCGCCTGCGCCGACATTCAAGGCGGCGGAAGCAGTTTCTGCTCCTACCTCCACAGTCAGTGATGATGACGATGATTTAGATTTCTTCAAACGACTTGCCGAAGAAGATTGATAAGGTGGGAAAGGGCGGCTTCGGTCGCCCTTTCTTTTATTACCTAAGCATTGGTTCAGCGAGATGTTTGCTCGTATGTGATCTTTGGAAATCCCATACGAGTTAAGTAAAATTCAACTGCAGCTTTATCAGAAACTGTGGGCATGTTTTGAATCGTAGAAGAACCGCTTGACGCACTCATGTTGACTGGATCTGATTTTGTTACAGCAACAGGTTTTGGAGTTTTAGTCGCGGCAACCGTGGCTGCTCTTTCTCGAGCTGCTCTTGCAATATTTCCTGACATCGTGTCATTTACCGCTGAAAGCTGAGATCCTGAAGTTACTTTCATATCTCCGAGTCCGGCCCTCAGAATAGCTCCAATAGATTCCATCGCGCCTCTTGTTAAACCAACTCCTGCTGTTGCAAATCGCTCGAACATGTTCGAACCACTTCCTCCTTCAATAGTTGATCCGGTGCCAGGGCCCAATACAGTTACGTGAATATGGCCGCCTGTTGCATGTCCAGACGGATCTTTATATTCGTCTATTATCTTTACTTTATATCCATTAGCATCTGCGGCTGCTTTTACTCTATCAGCAACAGCTGTTGATTGCGATGGATCTTTAATAGTAAAGTCGAAAGCAAGACCTTCATTGTGTTTCGACGTGCGGCCTTTATGATAATTATCGTTAAATGCTGTGAATCTTGTCAGTTCTGGTATTTGTGCTTGGACTATTTTTGCGAATTCAATCGTCTTCGAAGCTGCTTGTCCACCGCCGATTGTCTCTTCGGATTTAAGTTTTAATCCATCGTAATTCGAACCATTTGGAGTAGCATTTGGAGTTGCAGGTGCAGCAGAAGCAGGCGTTGCATTTGGTGTTGAAGTCATCGCGGGTGCTGCAGTTGTCGTCGGGGTCGTCAGAGTTGCACTCGGCGTTGAAGCTCTTGATCCCGAATTATTAGACGCCACAGAAGATGCGTTAACACGCGAAGAACTTCTACTTGAAGTCGCCATGGCAGGTTTAGCATAACCAGAATTAGGTGCAATCGCTGGAGTTGTTGGGGCGGCCGAAGAAGGAGTTATTGCACTCGGAACTGCTCTATTTGTTTCGCTTGGAATACTTAACTCTGCAGGAGCCGCAATATTAGGAGAAGATGGAGTATTACCCTGAGTAATATTTGGTATTGCTGTTGAAGTTTCAACACTCGAGGCCGAAGACGATCCTCCAGTAAAAAAATCTAATCCATCTGCAACAGTTTTAGCAACATTTTCTACAAAATTAAATATATTTTTAATGCCGCTTGCGAGCGACTTAAATGCTTCTTGTACAGGTTCGAACTGTGCAGCTATTAATCCTCCTGCAAGTAATGCTACACCTATTCCTGTAGCATCGGATTTTTTTGCTCCGTTTTCAGAAGTTTGTTCGACAGGAGATGCATCTCCTGACTTAGCTTCGATAGCGGCTTCTTTAGTAGCTACTAAATTTCTATTGGCTATTTTCTTCTGATTATCTAATCTTTGTTTCAGATATCCGTCAATCGTAGCCAATTTCTCTATCATATGAATGACAGGAGAATTGATTTTGATATTCGGAGCAGGAAGTCGACCACTACCCGAAGGAGTTCTTACTTTTTGTTTGGCGGCTTGTCCGGTAGAACCCATATTATTTACGACAGAGTTAACAGCTTTACTCTTGTCATATAACTGATCGTCAGCAGTTACACCTTGTGTGATACCTTGATAGGCAGCTTCAATCAGTTTACTGAAAGCAGGATTTACAGCATCTTTTGTTTTTCGATCAATCCATACGCCGCTGTTAAGATCCCACACATATTCTGTTTTACCGAGTTTTACAACTGGACGAGAAGTGTCAATACGAACACGCTTCTTCTTTCCTTCGGAAGAATTCTCAACCTGAAGTCTATTCAGGAGTGAAAGCAATCCTTCTGGTGCTTTTGATTTTGTTTTTTGATCTACCCAACCGTCGGCTGTTTTAATAAACTTTTGGCCGCCTATTGTAACCGGTTCAGCCATTATGCAGCCAATCTATGATATTGGAGATAACCTTCTACGGCACCGCCCCCGGGGAAATTAGGATCAAGACATTCTAACTTGCCGTCGTTCGAAGCGTTAGCTTGACGAATAGAAGATGCGCCGGCAGATTCTTGTTGAGTCGCAGCTCGAGCAGCGTCTGCGTTTCCGAGATCGACCGCATTTTGTATCTGTGCAGAGGTACGGGATAGTTGTGTAACTGTTGTAGATTCTCCTTGAACAGGAGCCGCTGAACTCGTATTGCCACGCATAGTATCATTAAATCCTGACAACTGAGATCCACTCGTAGGTCTCATAGTATCACTTCCGATTCCTGCGCGCAGTACTGTACCGATGGCGTTCATTGCACCCTTTCCGATGCCAATAGCACTTGACAGTAGGTCGTTTCCAAGATCAGCAGAAGAAATTTTAGGACCAGATCCCGCAGCATAAAAGCCTTCGACTTTTGCTAAAGCTTGCATAAATCTTACTTTTTCATCGTGAGTAAAATCTGTATATTTTTTATTTGGATCAACTCCTGCAGTTCCAATAACTTTTGATGGATGGTTAGGATCGGTTGCCCAATTTTCTAACGTTTGTCCAATCGGTCCGTTTGAATATTGGCTTTTAAGTAAACCGTCCATTGCAACAAAACCTGCTTCCCGTGTAGGAAAGACTGCGACTGGCGGGCCGTTCGTAGATGGCGATGAACCTACAGAACCATAAGATCTTGCAAGTGGCCCGTCCATAATATTACCGGGATTGTTTGTACGCGCTGGCAGAGTTCCACCGCGTCTTTCTGTGGTGCCATCTGCATATGTAACAGTTGTATATCCTGCGCCGCCTTCAACAACACCGGTAATAGGTTTGTTTTGGCCATTCGTTGAACTTGTAGTAGAAGTTACTGGTGCACGTGAACCGCTGATTGAACTTGGTGCAGCCGCGGCTGCGTCAGATTTTGGTTTTGAACCAGCAGCAGGTTGAGCATCTTTTAATGCGTCTTCTTCTTCTGTCCACTCCCAATATGCATTTATGATATCATATATTAACATTGCGCTTGAGGCAACAGTAATAAGAGTAAGTAGAGCTCCAGGTATTGCTCCAATTCCTGTTGCCGCAATCCCGATACCTACTAAAGCTCTTGCAAGCAAAGGCATAATCTTTTTTGCAAAGAAGGTTTTACCAAATCTTTTCTGTAGAAAGGCTACCCATCTTTGTCCCTTTGGTCCTGATAACCAACCTCCACCGGCTGCAGCAGCCGCTCTTGATACGATTCTTCCTGTTCTGGGATCTCGAAATCCAGAACCGCCAAGAGAAGGTGCTACTCTCGGGGCAGCTCGAATTTTTGCAATATTAGCGCGAGCATCTTTAATTTGTCCGAAAGTTTTTACACCTCGATATGCAGCATAACCGGCCAAACCTCCGGCCATGGCATAGTCATATGATCCATCTTTTCGTGGCGCTTGAGTGCCATCCGCCTCTTCTCCAGTCCCAGTTATATTTTCAAATAAGCTCTTTCCAGTAAAGCGCTCGCTGAGATACTCTGCTACGAGTCCAGCAATTCCTCCACGAAGTCCTTTTAATAGATATCCAACAATTGAACCTGTACTTGATACTCCATCGGCGAGTGGACCAAGGAAATCAAATTTTTCGTTAAAAGCTTTATAACTATCTTTTAGTCGATCGAGTTCTTTCGTATTTAAATTACCTAATGCCAAAAGCCCAAGACCAGCAATTCCGGCCGTGGCTAAGATAGCTTTTATGAGCGTTCCAGCTCTACTCTTTACAGTACTATCATCTGACTTGCCACCAAATTTATCAGACAATTTAGTAAAAATGCTTTCCTTTTTACCACCACTTTCAATCGCACTTTCTCGTTCAGCTTGAGCTTGTTGAACGAATGCGTCTCTTTCAAACTTAATTTGATCCTGAAGAGTTTTGTCAATCGATGAAAGATAATTAACGGCTACTACTAAAAGCTTTTCGGTAGGCATATTCACATTGACAGCAGGCTTCGAAGTCTTCTTTAAAGGAGGAAGTGTTCCTCCTCCAGTCACTTTGCCTTTCGCGGCCGATCCAGCGATACCAAAATTATTTACTATTGTTTTAGGTGCAGGAGTTAATGCTCCGCCAACAGCAGCGCCGATGCCTTGGCCGATACCGCCGACGGCAGAGCCAACTCCTTGTGCAAGCCCGCCAACTGCAGCACCTGCACCAGAAAGAGCTCCGCCTAGCACGTTTCCTATCATGCCACCGCCTAAAAAAAGTCCTCTGGCTAAGACTTGTGCTACCATTACTTTCTTCTACTCTCTATTTCTTGTTTCTGTTCTTCAAGATGAGCCATCAATAAATCAACATAAAGATCTCTTTCATAAGGTATCAAGTTTTCAATCTCAGTAATCGAATATTTGTGATGCTGAGCCAAAGCAAAGATCATACTATAGTAGTTCTGAAGAGTGTTGTGGCTCAACGCCACATAAAAAAATCTTTGAGATTCGTTAACTCGATACTCCTATCATTACCAAGTTCATTCTTGTATTCAATCTTATGATATAGCTTCGGCATCTGCTCAAAGAATGCACGAATCTTTTCGAAGGAATTGACTGGAAGTTGATCGAGAAACTCTTCGAGTTCTTTGTCAGTATATTCAGAAGCAGGATAAATTTCTTCATCTGTTACGATAGTATCAATACAGTTAATGATGAAGAATGTCATGAGATCGACTTCGTTATCAAACTGTTTAATCTTATCAGTGATACTTGCACTCGGATACTTCATGATCATTGAAATGGTATCAGACAACTTAATAGTCGAATCAACACCTTCTGGCATTTCGACTTCGATCGAATCGAGATTTAATTCAAAGTCATAAACCTTGTCATCTTCGTTGTCACGATATGATAGTTTAACAATGTTGTTTACCGACTTCGCACGAAGTTTTAAGAATAGATATTCAAGATCGAAAGTTGTAAGCTTATCGACATCAAAACCATCGTCTTGTACGCATAGTCTTAAGATTTGCTTGATAGCTCTGATCACATCAGTATCTTCTCCCTGTTGAGAGATAAGTAAGATCTTTTCTTCTTTCACCAAGAATGGCCGAAAGAGAATCTTTTTCTTCGAAGAGGGGATCGTCACGTCAAAGAGTGGCTGATCAATTTTCGGTAAAGGCATTATATATTCTCCTAGATTTAAATTATGTATTTGTAAGTGGTTGACCAAAAAGATCACGCACAGTAGAAACAGGAACATCTGTTACGGTGGAGGTTTGAAATGTGGATGGCGGAAGAAGAGGAACCGAACCACGAATTCTTCCTCCGAAATCTCCTATAATCGTAGTTTCATTTGATAGATCTGTCAGTTCTAATGTTCGGCCGGCCGGAGAATTTAAAGTAGTCAGTGCACTTCCAGAGCCGTCAGCAGCAAAAATTCCGTTCGGGTTTCTTCCGGTATCTGTTACGATAATTTCATCTTTAAATGATTTGTCATCTCTATTACTTTTCGGAGGAATTCTATTAATTCGAAGATCAGTAAAAGAGAACGTGATGTTCAACTTCATGAGAGTGTTTTCTTCACTCCATGACATATTCATACTTTGAATTCCAGTAGGAAACACATCATATATATTGTATGTCATGACCTGATTCTGAGATCTGTCATATACGAATACGTTTACATTCGGACACGAGTACGTATCTTTATATGCGATCTCGTAAGGTTTTCTTCCGTTGGTATTATTATTCATATTCGCGCCTCCAAATGAGTCGCGATTGACGATTAGATTTAACCATTCTTCAAAGTATTCTACAACTAAAGCCTCTTTATCGACGATAAATTGTAGAGTAAAGTCGCCGACGTTTACGCCATATGCAACGTTCTCGACTGGGCCAAATCCATATCTTCGAATGTTTTGCTCTTGTAAAAGATTTACAGAAGGAAGAACCACGTTATCGCATCTCATTGTAAGGAGAGAGTCAAGATTCTGAGCACTAAATTTAGATCTTGTCCATGCCATAGGAGCAAAGACTACTAAGAAGCTGTGAGTAGGAAGTACACTATCGGCACCTGAAACTTCTGCTCGGAATCTACCGATATT